CAAGGTTCCCGACACCTAACTCGTGGAACGACATCCTCACTATGGTCGAGGACACCGCAGCAGAACCGCAGTGCTCCACACTCATCATCGACACGGCTGACTGGGCAGAGCAGCTCTGCATCAAGGCGGTATGCCAGAAGGCAGGTGTCGGAGGCATAGAGGACTTCGGTTACGGCAAGGGCTATGTCTACCTTCAGGAAGCCTTCTCAGAGCTCCTGAAGTGCTGTGACCACTGCATCGACAGCGGAATCAACGTCGTGTTCACAGCTCACGCCATGATGCGCAAGTTTGAACAGCCCGACGAGATGGGAGCATACGACAGGTGGGAGATGAAGCTCACCAAGAAGACAGCTCCGATGCTCAAGGAGTGGGCAGACATGGTCTTGTTCTGCAACTACAAGACCGAGGTCATCACTGACCAGAACACCAAGTCCAAGAAGGCAACAGGTGGCAGACGTGTCATGTATGCAACTCACCACCCTTGCTGGGATGCAAAGAACAGGTTCTCGCTCCCGGATCAGATGGATATGTCATTTGAACCGCTTGAGGCTCTGTTTACGAATATTAAACCCGAGACGAACTACCGCGTTCTTCTCAGAAACTACATCAAGGACAACGGCCTTGATATGCAGGAGATCGTGACCAAGTACGGTCTGAATAATACATCAACCAATGAGGACTTCGAGAGAGCCCTCAACGCCATCAAAGGAGGAAATTGATTATGGCAGAAGACGTTAAGAAGAATGTTGAAGAGATGGATTGGGACAGCGGTATTTCCGCTGAGGTTGAAGAACGCAACCTGCCTCCCGTAGGCGAGTACGGCTTTACCGTTGACGAGTTTGAGAAGACTCTTTCAAAGTCCGGCAAGAAGATGGCTAAGATTACCATCAAGCTCGACAAGGAAGGACAGTTCTGGAGAATCAATGACTACCTCGTACTCACGGCTAACATGGAGTGGAAGCTCGCGCAGTTCTTTGAGTGCCTTTCACTCAAGAAGAAGGGCGAACCCCTCACATCAATGCCCTGGAATCAGGTCCTTGGTGCTTCCGGTCGCGTGAAGATCAAGCACGAGGTTTACGAGGGTAAGGAGAGCTGCAAGGTTGACCGCTACCTCGTATCAGATGCTGCTAAGGCTCCGACAGCTCCCGCAAACGACATCAAAGCACCTGAAGCTGGTGACGTTCCGTTCGAGGTATAAGCAATGGATGAGGATAAGAGATCATTATTAGAAGCTCTTAATGCTCTCGATCCTGCGCGGTGTACTTACTCTGAGTGGGTTCAAGTAGGCATGGCCCTCAAAGTCGAGGGCCTGCCCTGCTCGACCTGGGATGAATGGTCACAACGCGACACAGCCAGGTATACGTCAAAAGGGCCTGAATGCTGTGAAGCCAAGTGGAAGACGTTTAAGTCTTCCGGTGAGACCAAGGGTGGAACCATCGTTCACCTTGCCGAGCACTACAATAATTATACCCCCAACAGAGAACTTGACTGGGATGACGGACTTGCAGCCTATTATGAAGAAGTCCTCACCATTGAGGATAAACCTAACGAGAAGCCGTACCAGATGGCCGTCAGATTCCTTGAAACCCTCTTTGATCCCGATGAGACTGTCAGTTATGTTCATTCCGCAAAATGGAATGAGAAGAAGCAGAAGTGGAATCCGGGTGACGGCGGTCATGTCAGGAAGGTATCTGACATTATTAAGGACCTCAAAAAGCATAGAAAACTTGAAGATGCGTTTGGTACATTCAACGTGAAGGCAGGCGGATGGATCCGCGTGAACCCTACGACCGGACCGAACGACGGAGACGTTACCCGCTACGCATATGCACTGGCAGAGTCTGACGATCTCTCCATTGAAGACCAGAAGAGGCTCTTTATTAACTTCAAGTTACCAATAGCGACTCTCACGGAATCAGGCGGAAAGTCCGTTCATGCTCTCGTCAAGATAGATGCTAAAGACGAGGCCGAGTATGCACAGAGGGTTCAGAAACTCTTCGACTGGCTCGCCAAGCACAACTTCGTAGTGGACGAGAACAACAAGAACCCCTCAAGGCTCTCCCGTCTTCCCGGTGTTATGCGCGACGGCAAGCTCCAGCGCCTGATTGCTACGAACATCGGCTGCGCTTCCTGGCATGAGTGGCAGGACTACATCGAGGGCGTGGAAGACGATCTGCCTGCAATACATTCAGCTCGTGATATGTTTGACAATCCGACACCCGAGCCTCCCGCCATCATTGATGGTGTGCTCAGGAAGGGTGCCAAGATGATATGCACCGGAGATTCTAAGTCGGGCAAGACTTGTCTTCTTACAAATCTTGCTATTTGCATCGCGGAAGGCTGGGAATGGCTCGGACATCAGTGTATGCAGGGCAAAGTCCTCTATATCAACATGGAAGTCATGCAGTCTGACTTTGAGGCACGTTACAAGGCCGTTTACAAGTCTTACGGCAAGAGAGCAACCGATAAGGGCAAGGATAACTTTGAGTTCTGGAACCTACGAGGTAAGGCACAGCCCCTCGAGAAGCTCGCGCCTAAGATCATCAGGAGATGCCGTGGTCAAGGCTATCTGGCGATCATCGTGGATCCTATCTATAAGGTGCAGGGCGGTGACGAGAACTCTGCTGAAGCTATCGGCAAGTTCTGCGGTCTCTTTGACAAAATCGCAGAAGACACCGGAGCATCCCTTATATATGTTCATCATCACGCAAAGGGGGCTCAGGGCGGAAGAAAGGCAATAGACCGCGGTTCCGGTTCGGGTGTGTTTGCCAGAGATGCTGATGCAATCATCGACTTCTCCGGTCTCGTCCTTGATCCGAACGAGAGAGAACTGGCAAGGCTTATCAGGAACTACAAGTCAGATGAGGATCTGATTCCGCTTCAGATGGAGATGGTGCTACGTTCCTTCAAGTCTCCCGAGGCCGTCAATATGTTCTTTGAATTTCCGCTGCACGTTCTTGACGATCATCATGTTCTGGATGGCGCAGCCGTGGAAGGAACCTCGGAGGCTAACAGGAAACTTGCTCCGAACAACCAGAAGTCAGACACCGACAAGAAACAGATAGTCGATGACTGCTTCGAGAGCGTATCGAGATCAGACGGCACAGCCAAGTTCTCCGATATGTATAACAGCTCTATCTGTGAGGTCACAGATAGGACACTTAAAAAGTACATTTTGATGTTCCCTGACGACTATTTGCTCGAAAACGGTGTCGTCAAAAAACTACGGTAAAAATTCGTTCGTACACGGGGTTTTCCCGTGTGAGGAAAATTTTCCGTACACGGCTTATATATATGTATTCGTTCCGAATACGCAAGGACGACGTTTTCAGGGCCGGAACGAGCCCGGCCTAAAAACATCGCACTCGTCTGAAAACCGTCTACGGGGAAAGGAAACAAAAATGCAGAATTTTGAAAGCAAAAGAACAATTTACAAAGGTATCTGTTTCAGATCTAAACTCGAAGCTCGATGGGCTGTTGTTTTTGACAAATTAGGCATCGAATGGGTTTATGAACCCGACACCCTATCGCGAGACTGGGACGGAATGGTGTATTATCGCCCTGACTTTTATCTCCCTAATTTTGATTTTTATGTCGAAGTAAAGCCCAATGACGATAAACTTCAGGAACGTGCAATAGATATTGGTCAGTTAGTCGACTGGGATGGGCCTCTGGCAAAAGGTCTAATCATTGTCGGCGTTGTTCCAAATAGCACCATGATTACAAATCGTTTGCCGTTTTTCTCTTTAGTTTATAACTACAAGGCCGTTGTATTAGATTATGTAACTTTCACTGATCGTGGAATTTATCGACCTTCTAATTATTCTTACATTGATTCTTGTGAAGGTGATGATGGGCTTCCTGAAGGCACATCAACCCATCCTATTTGGTTTAAAGCTGAAGATTTAAAGAATAGCTTTTCTGCTATTCGCGCTGCATACGACGCAGGTTGGTTTTCAAATGAAATGGAGGCTGGATAATGCAACATAGTATTCACATCAAGGTAAAAGGGAATCCGCCTACCAGAACCGCACAACAGCGCGGATTGAGAGTAGTTAACGGCCACCCTATGTTTTACGAGAAAAAAGTAGTCAGGGATGCCAAGACGGAGCTCATGTGGAAATTCAAGCCGTACGTCCCTGCCGAACCTATGACCGGACCGCTTGCTGTGGAGATCACCTGGAGATTTGAACTCAAGTCCTGCAAGAAGCCGCAGTGGAAAACGACCAGACCTGACT